CATAGGAAAAACTGAATATTCTTTAGAGCACCGTTGGAATCGTCATTTATCATCGGCAAAAAATGGGTCTAAATTTAGATTTCACTCTGCAATTAGAAAATATGGTGAAGATTGTTGGGACCTATCAGTTATTGAAACTTATCAAACTGAAGATGCAAACTTTATTAATGAAAAGGAATCTCACTTTATCAAACTTTTTGAGAGTGATACTAAAAAAGGTTATAATGCTACTGCAGGTGGAACTGGTGGTTGGATGCTTCCCAGATGCTCACAAAAGGTTCAGGAAGAGTGGAGAAACAATATTTCTGTAAGAACTACTGGTTATAATAATCCAAACTATTCTGGACTTACTGATGAACAACTTATAGAAATAGGAGTAAAGTTTGCTAAAAAATATGGATTTATTGGCGGAAGAAAAAGAACAGTTGAGTTTGCTCTTAATGAATTGAATATAAAGTTTCCAAAACATTTTTCCAAAAACAGATTTGGGGGAAACCATCAAAACTTTTATAAATGTATTGAAGAGCAAACTGGATTGATGTATAATCCATATTATAGAGACGAAACTCAAAGAAAACTTGCTAAACAACTTTTAGAACAAAATAGGAGAAAAAAATGTTAAAGATTGAATATCTTGAAGAAGAAATTCCAGTTTATGATATTACTGTAGAAGGAACTCATAATTTCTTCGCAAATGATATTCTAGTTCATAATTGTCAGGAGATTACTCTTCCAACAACTCCTCTTCAGCATATTGATGGGGAAGGTGAGATTGCTCTCTGCATTCTATCTGCTATCAACGTTGGCAAGATCAACAAACTTGATGAGTTGGAAAACCTTTGTGATCTAGCAGTTCGTGGTTTGGAAGAACTGATTGACTATCAAGATTATCCTGTTGAAGCAGCACGCATTAGCACTCTTGCTCGCCGTTCTCTCGGTGTTGGTTATATCGGTCTAGCACACTATCTTGCCAAGCAAGGAGAACACTATGATGACTCACGAGCATGGAAACTTGTTCATGACTTGTCTGAAGCTTTCCAGTTCTATCTACTCAAGTCCAGTAACGCAGTTGCCAAGGAGAAAGGTGCATGTGAATATTTCTCTCGCACCAAGTATGCTGATGGCATCCTCCCAATTGACACTTACAAGCGTGATATTGATGAGTTCTGTGGAGAAGAGTTGAACTATGATTGGGAAACTCTACGTACCGAGATTCAAACATATGGACTGCGACATAGTACGTTGTCCGCACAGATGCCATCGGAGAGCAGTTCCGTTGTGTCAAACGCAACAAATGGAATTGAACCACCTAGAGCATACATGTCCGTTAAGAAATCAAAGAAAGGACCACTCAAGCAAATCGTTCCTCAGTATGGTAGTCTCAAGAATAATTACACTCTTCTCTGGGACATGAAAGACAACGATGGTTATATCAAAGTTGTTGCTGCCATGCAAAAGTTCTTTGACCAAGCAATTTCAGGAAACTGGAGTTACAATCCAGAGAACTATGAGAATAATGAAGTGCCAGTTTCTGTTATGGCAGGTGATCTTTTGAAGACCTATAAGTATGGTTGGAAAACATCTTACTATCAGAACACATATGATAATAAGACAGATGAACCACAACTCACAGAAGAAAAGAAAGCATCTATTCAAGATCTGTTAGACGATATCTTTACAACGGAGGAAGAAGATTGTGACAGCTGCAAAATTTAGAACTGATAGTAATTACATGCCAACACAAGTAGAAGGAATGACTGTATTCAATACGAATAAAGTTGACAGCACAAAACAAAAGATGTTCTTCGGACCCCCGCTGGGGGTCCAGCGTTATGATAAGTTCAAGTATCCTGTATTTGATAAACTTACACAGCAACAACTAGGATACTTCTGGCGTCCTGAAGAAGTATCACTTCAAAAAGATCGTGCAGATTATCAGGTTCTAAATGATGCTCAGAAACACATTTTCACGTCAAACCTTAAGTACCAAATTCTCTTGGACTCTGTACAAGGTCGTGGTCCTGGTATGGCTTTCATGCCTTACTGCAGTCTACCCGAGCTTGAGGGTGCCATGAACATCTGGCAGACCATGGAGATGGTCCATAGTCGCTCCTACACGCATATCATCAAGAATGTGTATGCTGACCCTTCTGAAGTCTTTGACAAGATTCTAGACGACGAGAAGATCCTCTCACGAGCACAGTCTGTAACTAAAGCGTATGATGAATTCTTACAAGCAGCACAGGAGTGGGGTGCTGGTAATCGTTGGGAACAAGCATTAGAACAAGTTGATTCTGCTAAATGGGAACTTTATGAACTCAAGAGAAAACTCTACAGAGCGGTTGCTAATGTCTACATTCTTGAGGGAATTAGATTCTACGTCTCGTTTGCATGTAGTTTCGCCTTTGGCGAACTTAAACTCCTGGAGGGATCTGCCAAAATCATCGGTCTTATTGCTAGAGATGAAAGTCAACACATGACAATCACTCAGAACATTCTAAATAAATGGAAGGAGGGCGATGATCCTGACATGGCAAAAATCGCCAAGGAAGAAGAGGAAAATGTCTATGACATGTTCCGTCAGTGTGTAGAAGAAGAGAAACTCTGGGCAGAGTATCTACCGTTCAAAGATGGTTTTATCATCGGTTTGAATGATAAATTGCTCTCTAAATATGTTGAATGGACTGCCAATCGTCGTCTGAGATCTATCGGTCTCAAGGCAATCTTTGATACTCCAGTATCTAACAATCCTCTCCCCTGGACAGAACACTGGTTATCTTCCAAGAGTATGCAAGTCGCTCCCCAAGAAACAGAGGTTGAATCATATCTTATGGGAGCTATTAAACAAGATGTTAAGAAAGATACTTTCGCTGGTTTCCAACTCTAAAAAAGAAGATACTTATATATCTAAGGTTGAATCTCTCTCAGATTCTGAGAGAGAACCTGAAAAAAATATCTTTCCAGATCCATGGGAAGGTGATTGGAATGATGCAGCAGCAAATTGGCAACGAATAAATAAGGAGAGATCGTTATGAAATTGTGGCAGAGAGTAAAGAATATCCAAATCCCTGGACCTATTGTGGCAGGGTGTTTGACGGGAGTGATATTGGGGACAACTACGGCTTTGTTTACCTTATTGCCTGTAAAGTCACCAACCGACAATACATCGGACGCAAGTACTTCTGGCAAAAACGAAAGCCTAGATGTACGGATAAAACTGTCAAACGGCGAAGAGTTACATCTGAAAGCAACTGGCGTAACTACTATGGGTCTTGTCCAGAGCTTTCAGCAGATGTTAAACAATACGGACGAGAATCTTTTACTAGAGAGATACTATCCTTACACTCCACCCCAGGTAGAGTGAATTATGAAGAAACGAGACAATTGTTTCTTCACGATGTCCTGACAGAACGCTTGACAGACGGCACCCCTGCATACTATAATAGCAACATCCTCGGACGTTACTACCGCAAAGACTACTTTGAGTCACCCATGCCTTGAGGCAAGAGGTGAATGTTGAATTCTACTAATCCAAATGCTTAGACAACTATTTGTTTTACCACTACTTACTTTGATCCCCGCTGCGTGTGCGTATCCCACACTTAGTGAGATTGATAATCCTCCTCCTGCTGTTGAAGTTGTGGAGGAGGTTGTTGAGAAAGTTGTAGAACCTATTGTAATTGAAGTAAAGGATTGGAAGTGTCCTACTTGTAACGAAAACGAAAAGTACGTTCTAGAACAACTTCAAGAGAAAACTAAAATCTCTGATCGTAATGCCCTTGCAACCATCATGGGTAATATCAAATCTGAATCCAATTTCAAATCTGATATTTGCGAAGGTGGAGCAAGAGTTTCTTATGATAAGTGTTACGTTGGAGGATATGGATTGATCCAGTGGACCTCTATAAATCGCTATAGAGGTCTTGGGTCATTCTGTAATAAATATGGTTGTGATCCGAGTAGTCTTGAAGGACAAGTTCGTTACATGATTAACGAATCACAATTTCAAAAAGTCCTACCAGAATTTGAGGGTAGTGGATGGACAGTCTCTCAATATATGGTTCCTGCCTATTATTGGTTGGGATGGGGAATCAAAGGTTATCGTGAGCAATATGCATACGATTATTCTAAAAAACTAGTGTGGGCATAGTCCCCACTTTTATGTCTCAGTAGCTCAGCGAATAGAGCAACCGCCTTCTAAGCGGTCGGTCGTAGGTTTGAATCCTACCTGAGACGCCAGTCGCTGTGGTGGAATTGGTAGACACGCATGATTTAGGCTCATGTGCCGAGAGGCATGAAGGTTCAAGTCCTTTCAGCGACATTCCAACTTACTAGTTGAAACCATGTCATTACTTTCTAAAAGAGATCGTGAACTTACGATCAGAGCACTAGAATATTATAATTCATTCGTCAAGAATGATGGTGACAAGACAGAGATTAACACTCTGATCAACTGGATTAAGTTGGAACAATATAAAAAGGGCGATTAGCGCAGCGGTAGCGCAGTTGCTTTACACGCAATTGGTCGGGGGTTCGAATCCCTCATCGCCCATTAACTTCTAGAGGTTAAAAGTTGAAAAATGTTATCTGTAAGATGCCGCTTATGTGGCAAAGAGCTCGTGGCTCACCCAATCAAAACTAGATGCTGTGGTTGTCCCAACATGACTACAGTTACAGCAGACAAAATTACAGCATTAGATTTGTCTGAAGTTCTATTGCTCAATTCTGAAAAGATTGTGAAGAAACAACCTATGTTATCAAATGCTGACCTAAAATACCAAGAGGACCGAAGGAAACGTAAGGTCCGCAAACTTGATTTTGAGGAACGCTAATGATCAATCTCCACCAAAACTTCAACCACTATCTAAATACTGACAAAAAAATAGACTTACAAGATATAAACGAAAAGGTAATTGGATATGGTTGGTGTGATGATGGAAAAGATCTTACAGGATATTATGTCTTGACAGAACACCACAAGTTGGTGTATGATCTAGAACAACAATTCAAATACAAGGAAGAATGGCAGAGCGGTTGATTGCACCAGTCTTGAAAACTGGAGAGGTTAATAGCCTCCGTGGGTTCAAATCCCACTTCTTCCTCTTCGGGGCGTAGTAAAATGGTATCACGCTGCTTTTGGGAAGCAGAAATGCAAGTTCGATTCTTGCCGCCCCGACTTGTGAAATATATAATTTTTTATTCACATCTATGGCATTCACAATCTATTCAAAACCAGGATGTTTCTATTGCGAAAAATTTATCGCAATTGTAGAACATGAAGATCTTCGGCATGTTGTTTATAAACTGGATGAAGATTTTACAATTGAAGAATTTTACTCAGAGTTTGGTGAAGGATCAACCTTCCCACAAATTGTTCTTGATGACATTCATTTAGGAGGTTGTCAAGAATCTATTCGTTATATGCAAGAAAAAGAAATTTGTTGTGTGCCATGACCGAAGTAAGCGTTGAAGATTTTGAGAAAAATTTTGATAAGTATATGGACCTTATTGAAAATGAAGGTGAAGAGTTTTTGATTAGAAACCAAGATGGTAAAGCAGTCGTTGCTGTGCCAGTTGGAGAACTGGAACACCTAGCAGAACAAGTGGGAGAGGAAGACTGGTATAATATATTCAGTCAGCACGATGATGCCTCATGATCAAACCCATCGTTATTCTTGAACGTTCTCCTTATCGTTATGTGCAGTGTGGTTTGCTAGAGATCAATGGTAAACCTGATTACCGCATTCAAAAATTCAACGAATGGACTAAACGTTATACTGACATGTATTATCTTGATAATCAAATGCAACTTGACACCTGCCTTGAAGACCCTGAGTATGTTAAGTGGTTGGATCCAGATCCTGAGGTAGGTGCCTATCGTAAGTTTGACTAAATACCTCAGTCCTGGAATGACTATAAACTTATCCTGGTGGAGTCATCCCCGATATGCCCGTCACGGATGGACGTTAACAGCACTGGTCGGGATGGTCTTATGACCCCTGGAGTTTCTTGCTTCTCTAAAGAGCAAGTGGTGCGGATGGGACTCTCTCCCGCCTGGTTTACAATTTCCAGTCAAAAAATTGTGGTGGTAAAACCCCTTCCGTGTGGTTGATTTCCTGTTTTGCAACTGAACTAAAACAGGTGGCGAGCCTAGCACGGAGGGGTGACATCCCTCCACTTGCGGACATAGTGTAGCGGTAACACGCAATCCTTCCAAGTTTGAATCACGGGTTCGATCCCCGTTGTCCGCTCTTTATAAATACAAAAGAATAGAAGTTTATAATTGACGGGAAATTATGTCCCTAGTAAAGACAGATCAACTAACGAACTTAAGCAATAATGGTCCTGTTGAAGTCCTTCAAGGACTTACGATACCTGTAGGAAAAAACTTAAGTCTCGGGGGACCACTACTTGATAAAGATGGGGAATCTGGAGACACTTCAAAAGTTCTAACTTCAACAGGTACTGGTGTTGCGTGGTTAGATCCTCAAGATTTAAACACAACATATTCTATTTCATCTGCAACTACAGAAGTAAGTAATTCCAGAGTACTACGATTGACCTCTGGTGGATCGAACCCAGGCATTACTGATGATGTAACAATAACTGGAGACACTAATATTTCTATTAGTGGTAATGACGATACAATTACCCTAACCTTAGCACAAAATATACTAACCACATCTGACGTAACTTTTAACACAATTGTTTCATCTGGAAATTTAACTATATTTGGTGAATTGATTTCGGGTGGTACTGCGGGAAAGCTTTTATATAACTCTGATAGTGAAAAGTGGCAGTTCACTAATGATGGTACTAATTTTTATAACTTCTTACTTCCAACTGAAACTGTATATGATGTTGCAAAGCAATTTGGAGCTTCTGCAGATCCAAATGGGTATTTGGTAGATTCAACTTCCTTTGTGGTTGAAAATTCTCAAACTTATTTGAGGGTAACTTTACAAAACCAATCTGATATTAATAATTTTGATCCTGGTCAAAACATAAAAATTTTCAACGCTTCTGTCACAGAAACTAATAGTCTACCTGGAACTGTAACTGGAAATACTGCCGTTCCTTCATTTGAAAATGAGTTATTTTTGAATGATGAAATTCCGAAATCATGGTATGTATATGCATTTGCTCCTTATTCTCTATTGACTGGTGATGTAGGAACTTATAATGTTTATACTACACCAATTAATAATGTATCTGTTGATCAGATGAATGAAGCAAACTTCAATACTCTGAATATCAATAGAAACAGTTCAAATGAAGGCGTATTAGTTTACAGAGGAATATTTACTACGGAAAGTCTTTCAGCTGATGCAATTACTGGATTAATAAATAACGGATCAAATGAACCATTTGATTTGATTGCTGCACTAGGTCCAAAAGAGTTTGTAAGTGGTAGTTTGTTTTCTCAGTATATTGATTATGGTGAATATGATCTCACACCATGGACTAGAAAAAATCAAGATGGAACATACAAAGCAGGAACAGTTCATTTCCCTCTAAATCCTCCCATCGCTAAAAAGAGAGGATGGACTACTGGAAGTATTCGTGATTTCAATAGAACAGAAGGATCTTTTATAATTGATGTTCCTGGATTGAGACCAGGAACAGATATACCAGGAGCAGAAGTTTATATTACTGAGATATATCATGATGATACTGAGGCTCTGCAGAATGCGATTGATTCTTTGAGTAATACTGGAGTAAACTTCTTGTTCTTGCCTGGAGGTACTTATCTAATTGATCAATTGAGAATCCCTGATGGATTCTCCCTAAGCGGATTGGACGATGCTACTATTCTCAAGAAACAATATTGGTCAACTGAGAAAATAAATGTATCTAACTTAGATGGTGTAAAGAATTCTTTGCTTATTGGAAAAAATTTCAACGCATCAGGTTCCCCTATTGACTGGAAAATATCTAATTTTACTCTAAAGGATTTGGTTATTGATGGTAATGTAGAGAATCAAATTCTATATGACTTTAGTGATATTGGTGTTGAAACAAACAATACACTTTTATCATTCCCTAATAGTGATTTCGTTACTATTCAAAATGTAAAGATTAGAAATAGTCCTGGACCTGCACTATTTGCAGAAGGTTCTACAAACCTATCAATATCAACATCTACATTCTTTGATGGGTGCGACACAGAAAGATACGAGACAGATTGTTTGTTACTATCGGACTGCGAGAACCTTACTATTACAGGATCTGTATTTAGAAATTATCCTGGGGCATTAGATTTTACTACAGGAAAAGTTATTGTTGTAAATGGATCTACTATTAGAAATTGTGGATCAGGAATCAAGGTATTTGGATCTGTAAATACTGACGTTTTGAATAACGTTATTCTTGGTCCAGCAGATGAGTTTATTCCTGTAGCAGATTTATATGATAGTGATTATGATGGAGTTAATATTTCAGTAATAAGAAATGCTAATTCTCAAACTCCTGTATATTCATATCAGGAATTTGGTGTACCGAAAGATCTTTCAAACACCATCTTGAATTTTGATGTTTATACTGCTTCTGTTGCGAATGGATTAGAAACAGTTGATTTTGAAAATCCAATAACTTCTGGTGGAAATCCTTTGTTCCAATATTATGTTCCAGTTGATGGAGATAATTTACCTATTAATGATGTTACTATTGGAGAAGTACAATTCCAAATTTCTTCAGGTAGTAGTAACATAATTCCAGAAAGAACTATTAACTCTTATACTGTTTATCAAATTTCTGGAATAGATTATGATAATGTAGGAAGTGATATCATTACTGTAATTGATGGGGGACAGCAACTGGCAAGTTATACTCTTCCAGACAATAGTGTTATAACTAATCCATATGAAATTGTCATACTGGATGACAATATTTACAAATCATTTATAATTGGAGACTATGTGAAGTTATTGGGACATGAGTATCCTTTGGCATTTGCATCGCAACCTTTTGATGTTTGGCAAATAGTTGATAAAAATTCCGCAGGGTTGCAACCAAAACTAATACTAAGAGCATACCAGCAAAATTCATTAAATGGAAATCTAACTCCTTTTGCTCTTCCCGTAGCTACTACAACTGGTTCTGGGGGTGGTTATTTCCAGAAGAGAAACAAGTTTGTTATTGCCAGAGGTATCATATCGGTTCGCTAGTAAGTCTAATTATAAATATAGCAAGGTAATATAATAGCGAAAAAATGGCAGCTGTAAATAATAATTCTTCGGTTGTTGTCGTTGGAAGAACTGCCCCAGTTCCTGCAGGACAACAAACATCGGCAAGATCAATTCCAGTTGTAATCGCTAGCGATCAGTCTGCAATTCCTGTAGCAGAACAGAATAAACAGCAATCTGAAGTTGCTCTTTCTTTGCTTGGTATTCCTCGTTCTGAAGTTGCTCTTGGTATTTTTGCGGACGTAAACACATATGATGTAAACCCTTCTGAGTGGACAGCATTTCCTGAGCAGTTCTCTACTCTAAATCAATATGAATCTGATGGAACTACATTACTAGAGAAGTATGCTGGGTATGGTGGAGATCAGGATTGGGGTCTCACTCATATCGCAGAAGAAGCAGGTGCTCTTATTGAAGCACCAGCAGATGAATATGCTGTTCTAACTTCAAAGAGATTTTTTAGATATCAACCAGGACGTGTTTCTGCTGCTACATTTGGTGTTAGAGTAAATAGAGCACCTTATACATACGATCCTAACGATACAAACTTTTTTGCTGTAAGAAATCCAGCTATCAAAAAGTATGGTATCTTTGATAAGTTTGATGGATATTATTTTGAGTCTAGAAATGATGGATATGGAGACAACTTTTGTTGTGTAAGAAGAACTCAGTCTATTGTAAGAGACAATCCTCTTCCATATGGTACTGGATCTAGAGAACAAACAGAAGATTATGTGTGGGTTGGTGTCCCTCAAGTAGAGTCTAATTCTCCAACTTACCCAAATGCTTATGAGGTATTGAAAGCAAACAGAAGATATCTTCAGGAAGTTGCTGTAGGTACGATTGATCCAACTGCATTTGATGGACTTGATGATGGATCTGGAAGTTCAGAGGCTGAAAAGTGTCGTAGAGACTCTGGATTGGTTATTGATGGTTTATTGCATGACTTGAAGTATGGCGGTAATGCTAGTACCGTATATAATACTTTGAGATTCTTTAATACAAATGACCCTACAAATATTCAATTATACCTTGATAATCCTCAATTTGAGATTGATAGATATCAAGCAATAAAAGATGCTATCACCACAATTTTTAGTGGGGAAACTCCTGCTGCAATAACTGGTATAACTGATATACCAGGACTTACCACCGTAACAGCAAAACCAGCAGGAACAAATCTACCATCAGTTGAATCTGGTTCTGATGCTGTTGTCAATTCTTTGATTGATATTCTTAGAACAGCACTTGATAATGGTGGTCAATATTCTTCTATTCCAGAACCAGTTGGATCTGCAGCTGGAGAGATGTGTGTTATTAGAGATGGATTGGTTCTAACTCATGCTGCAGCACATGACACCTCACTATTGAAAGAGAAGGTAAATTATGATGTAGTTAATTTATTTAATGATGGAAATAGTACGAACTGGCTAGAAATTCAAGTTCCTTCTGGAAAAGAGTTACTAAGAGTAGGACAAAGTTTCTATTTCAATAAGAATGGATCTGCAGAAAATATTCTTGATACTAGTAGTGATAAATTGCCAGACGGATCTATCTGGTTTGTCTCTGCTATTAGAGACATAATTGTAAGTGGTGATGGAGTATTTCAACAAGTAAGATTTTCAAAGAATCCTTCTAACGAAGAAGTTTATACATCAGTAGGAGGTGGAGATACTGCTAATTCATCAAACCCATGGACTGGTAATGATAATCCTGCTTATGCTGAGATAGAAGTATTTGATATACAAACCGCAACTAATATTCAGACTGCTGGATTTACTTTACAGACACCTACTCCTTTCCTTCTTCCTTCTGATGGTAGAGCATATAGAGGATCTAATTACACAGATGGATCTTTGAACGATCAACCTAATTCTTTCTCTGATGGTTGTTTCCCATATCTGTATCCTAGCGGAGGTGCTGATGATCCAAACTCAGTTGGATATATTGATAGCACAACCACAGATACTACAACACTAAAATCACAAATCAATTATGTAAATAAGAGACTTTATAAGAACTGGGTTTGGTTTAATGTAGATCCTGTTTACTACAAAGTTTATGAATATAGAGTACCTCGTACTAGATTTAGTGGAGAAAAACTAAACGGTATTGAAACTCCTATTGTTTATAGTGACAACGTAATTGATAAGAAGGCTGGAGATCCTGTCGTTGAAGAGACAACTGGAGAGCAGTTACAGTTAGATAGCGTTTGGGACTTAGATCCAACAAAGGTTACCATGTATAAGATTGAATTCTCGTGGTATGGTGCTGTTGGTGCTATCTTCCTTGCATACGTTCCTGTTGATAATGGTGAAGCAAGATGGGTCAGACTACATCATATCAGAGCATCTAACCAGTTGAAGGTTGCTTCTCTTGGTAACGCTACCCTACCTATCACTTATCTAACTTATGGTGGTGGTAGTCAAAACAGATATGGATATCGTAATTCCACAAGAGATCCAAATAATGCTTCTGGATATGGTTCCTATTCTGAGCAATTAGTCAAGTATGGTGCTTCTTACTATATTGATGGTGGAGATAGAGGAACTGTAAGACTATTCAGTTATGCTTCTGAAACTCTAAAGCCAATTGGTGGATCCAAATATCTAATTAAATCTTCTACCAATTCAAGTCTTTTTGCCAACAGAGCAACCAAACTAAATGTAACACCTGGAGCAACTTATGTAAATGCCCCAGCACTTACAATCGTAGATACTAATGGTGGTCCACTAATTAGTGATTATTATATCAACGCTAGAGTAATTACTGGAGACCCAACAGATCAAGATGTTAGAGTTGTTTGGGCAGAAGGTAACCTTCTTTACTTGAGTAGAGGAATCAACGCATCTTCTGGTGATATATCTCTTGTTGTTGATAGACCTCAACCTTTGATTGGAGTAAAATGTAGAAGAGAAATCAACGGAGTAAGAAATAGAGTACAGATTTATCCAACTAGATTATCTACTGGTCTAACTTCTAATTCAGAATCACTTGTTGTTGAACTAATCAAGTCTCCTATATTCCAAACGTTTGTAAATCCTGGTGCAGGTGCTTCAATCTCAATTAACGATAAAATCAATATCGGAAAGAGAGGAAAGAAAGTTCTCCTTCCATCTGCTGATATTACATTAACTGGAACTTATCTACAAGATGGTGAAAAGATTTATGGATACTTTAGATATACTGTAGAAGGTGATACTTCTGGTCAAGCACTAACAACTCTAGGTTTATTGCAAAGAGAAGGTAGTGATTATTACTTTGCTGCTAATGAAGTAACTCTGGAAGAAATCAATATCAGAGGAAGTTTCTTGCCTGCAGGAAGATGGTCGGGACCAAATCCAAGTGATCCAGATCTTTCTTCAATTACAGATCCTTTCTTTACTTCAACTCTCTCAAGATTGTCTGGAGTTCTTATTGATACAGAGCAGAGATCACCTATTCCTGGAACTGGAACAAAGATTACTACTTTATTCACTCCAAATTCTGGTGAAGAATATGAGTTGCAAGCATACTTTGATTACAACAAAGATTATCTTTCCTTCCCACTTACAGATCTAGTTGATTCACTTTACATTTGTGCATCTTCTAAATCATTCTATAACGATGAAGGCGGAACTAATACTTATATAGATAGAGGAGAAATTTTAGCAAGTCTTACTTGGGAGGAGCAGTAAATAATGGCAAGAGAGATCAAGATTGGTAATGACAAACAACCTGCTCCGTTAGTAGAAGCAAATGTACCATTATATAATTTGCAAACTGGTGAAATCCTCGTTGATGAAGGTGGCACTCCTCTAGTATCTAGAGAAGACACCTTCCTCACTTCTGAAACAAGTTCAAAGAAGTCTACTTCTATTGTATATACGAAGGATAAACCTTTTACTCAAACAAAAAATGTTAGATTGAAAGGTAAAAATTTTTCTGCTCAGGATAAAGTAATTAGCGCAGCACCTGGCACAGGAAAATTCAAAGGTAGTCAGAAATATAGAGTATCTTTTTCCTCAGCAGTTTCTTTGGATGGACTTGCTACTGGAACACAAATAAATTTGGTAGATACAATACAGACTGGAGAGATTGAAGCGGTACAATTTACTGACACTAATCTCTCGTTTGGTGTTCTTGTTATTATAAATTATTCTTTTCCTATATCAATAGGAGATCAATTTGAATATGACGATGGCGGAATTACAAAAAGTTTTACTTGCCTGGACGTAACATCTTTAAAAGAAGAGGGTGAATTATCTATTGGAGATCTAGTCTTACTGCCTACTGGTCTTACTGGCGATACTAAAGTATATGAGACTAGAGTTGTAAGTAGAGTTATTGATGATGATAGTTTTGAAGTTTCATTAGAAGTTACTTCAAATCTAGATTTGTTTGGAGAACTGATAAAGTTAGTAAAAAATAGAATTGATCCTGTACTAAAAGTAGCAGAAGAGTTTCCTGAGTTTAGTGAAGTTAGTTCAACCATACTTGGAATACCAAAAGCAGAAGAGCAATTGGGATTATTCTCTAATGTTTCTAGTTATGGATTAGATGAGGATGACTTTCTGTTTTATACAGATGACTCTGCATTTGGTGGAGAACCAACCGTATGGACAACAAGAAAAAATAGACTATATGGAAACCACTATAGGTCGCAATATGTAGAAGAAACTGATGAGTCTGCTATTATATTACGTTCATATAGAACACCATATGGATATCCATTTGGACCAAGAGGTTCTAATGGATATAACTCTGAACAATATCCAAAGTTCAATACTTTTTTGAAGTTGGGATGTTTGTTATATGATGAATTCAAAGATACTAATCCAGGATACGCAAACAATTTTCTGAGATATGTTGCAAATCATGTGACTCTTGGAAATGTTGCTGCTGGAGATGGGTCTAGTAGAGATGAACTTGATAATGTGATTAACGTCTTTTTACCAGAAGAAAATATTATTCGTTTGGATACAAATGAAGTAGTCGGAACTGTTTATGCTTACCGATTTGTTACTGGTTCTACGGGAGTGTTGCACTTTAATGAAGAAGTTGGATACTTGCTATCAGAATATATAGATGAAATTAAGAACACAAATCCTAATAGTCCTCTTCTTGACGATCCACTAATACCTATACGAGGAGAGACTAGTGGAGCAACGGCAAATATTCAATATGATCTCACTTATAATGATGACGAAAGATTTTTCTCTAATTTAGTAACACCACTAAACCCTGCTTACTCAAGTCAGGAAGATTTTTTCTCTCAGGTAGATACTTGGACTGAAATATATAGAGATATTGTAAGAAATAGTTTTACTAGACCTAGTGGATCTCCCTTTAATAATGATTATGTTCGCAGCTTGCCATCTGTTCAGAGATATCTTATTGAATATAAACCTGGATCTGGAAGTCCTCTATTTTCAATTCCTTCTGGAACTAATATATTTAGTGATCAAAATACTAGACCTGGATATTCTACTGTTATACCTACAAGAGCATATTTAGAATCTAGGAAAGCGTTTAGATATCAACCAGGAAGGATCAGCGGATATACTTTTGGTGTGAGAGCATCTAATGATGCAGTTGATGATAATAACGTTATATTAGAATGGGGTATTGGAAATGAAACCGATGATTTGTTGTTTCAAATTAGGGGCGCTTCATTTAGTATTGTTAGAAGAAGCGTAGTGCCATTTACAGATGCACTTCTAGAAGAAAATGGATTGGATCCACAAGACCAAAGATTGATAACAAAAGACAGTAAAAATAATACTGTGTTTACTGGTATTGAAAACAAACAGGTATATGAGATTGTTGTTGGTAGAGATAATTGGAATGGCGATCCTCTAAATGGTAATGGTCCTAGTGGATACTTCTGGGAAGCAGATAAAGTAACCATGTATAAGATTGAGTTCGGATGGTATGGTGCTATTGGTATTCAATTCTATGCATACGTTCCTATTGAAAATGGTGAAGCAAGATGGGTAAAACTTCATAGGTTTGTTATTGAAAACAAACTTGGAGAACCATGTATGGGCGATCCATACTATAAATTCAAATATAAATTATCTATTGATGACTTCTTCAACGTAAGAACTCCACAATTCATTTATAAGTATGGAACGAGTTGCTATATTGATGGTGGAGATGAGGGAACTATATCGGTAAACACCGCTACATCTGATGTAAAGACAGCACCTATTGAAACTGCTGGAGTTCAAAGATCTACATCTCTTGTTTCAATACAACCAAAGAGTGGTATTCTAAATCCTTTGGGTATCTTAGTAAAGAATAAAAAACTAATTTTCCCTAGAGAGATATCTGTAAATACAGAAGGACTACTTGAATTGTCAATAGTAAAATGTAAATCATGTCCTGGATTTGGATATACTTATCAACCAAATGTAAACTCTGAAGTAAATGGATCTATAAGACTATTCAAAAATCCTCCTTTGGGGGATGCAGTAGATAGGAGTAAGGTTGAACTACCAAAACTAACCAAGAATGCTTCTGCATCAACTACAAACACTATTACATTAGATGATGTGCAGTATTTGCGTGAGGGTGATATCGTAGATCCTGATGGAGATAATACTTCAATACCAACAGATACACTCATCGTTTCTATTATTGGTAATGAAATAACACTAAGTAATAATTTAACTGGATCTGTTTCTGGTGATATTGAAATCCAACCAGTATTTTTGCAGAAAGATTACTTTGCTAAATTGATTGCAACACGAGTGTGGAATACTTATATTGGTGAGTTTGATACTACTGGAGAATCTTTGATACAAATAAGTGGAGAAGAAGATAGATATAAGATTGCAAATCTCACTACTACAGATCCCACTCAAGTATCAGGAACACAAACAAAAAATGCTATTTTATATCAGATAGAAAGAGAACTTCCATCTTTGTATAAAATACCAGCTGGAAGATCTGTTGCAGTAGTACCAACACCAATACAATTCCCTGGAAGATTATCTCAATATGATAAGATAGTGGCATCGCCAATTCCTGTAAGTGGTAGAAAAAATAATATATTATTTCTTTCTACATTTAATAATGATAGCGGAATATATGCTGGAGGTCATGGAGCAGACTGGCGAATTGGTGTTACTTCATTAAGACCGCAGTCTGATGGTAGTGGTGGGATTGAATGGTTTGATAATCAGAATAATCCTAAACAACTAACTGATGATCTAAAGTTATATGCTGAGTATTTTAGTGAAGGTATCTTTAGAGATATTGACGGATTTGAAGCAGGTGAAACTTCTTTTGGTAGAATAAGACCATTTACAGTTGACTATAGAATTCCTCGTCCAGTAGGAACAAATACGGGAATATGTTCATTCCTGAATATCACCGTAAATCCAGCACAATTCTTTGTTTGTGACCAAATACGTGGTAGTGAATTATTGCCAAATGATAGTATTACTACAAATTACCCTAGTTTTGATGCTAACAACTGGTACATAAGAACGGAAGGATCTTTCCCATTCACTTATGATGTTATAGGCGCAGAAGTTGGTTTTAATCCAACTGATCCTACAGGAAGTGATCAAGCTCCTGATATTGGATCGGGAGTGACTTTCACATCAAATGCAATATCTTATAATGATGTGGATGAAGAAGGTAATAGAATTGATTATCAATTAATTGAATTGAGTACTAATCTTCCAGGACAAACGCAGGATACTGCAACACCTGTTACCTTGTGGTACGTTCCTGTTTCTTTAGAAACCTTCAGAAAACTTGTAACTAGAACTTTCAACTTCAATCCTTTCCCTCTTTATTTCTTTATAGAAATGAGAGATAGTGCAGCTATTAATGGAGCAGTTATAAAAGAAATTGGACAAGTAACGAATTCATATAACCCAAATTGGATTTCTTCTAATGGAATGATTGTTTCTAATGATAATATTGCGGTTGGACCAATAGGAGACACTAAAACTACTACTGGGAATCTAACTGATATACCACCAAACTTTATTGATAAAAATAGATTGTCTTCTGCATTAGTTGATGTGCAAAATCAATCTCAAATAAGACCATATGAGATAATTGATAAAGTATATGTCGGTCAAGGGACAAAAACACTTTCTTTGAAGAATATATTTGATTATAATAAGGAAGCAATTACTCCAGATCTTCTAAATACTACAGCATATTTTATTCTAGCTACATCTAAAGAAAATAATTCTGTGCAAGTTCAATCAACATTAAATTACATAGAGCAGCAGTAAAGGCATGTCTATTAAAAATAACAGAGTTTTTGGTTTAGCAGTTCCTGTATCGTTGACTGATGTTGTTAACAGAAGGACGGCGCTGAGGAATCTTGGGATAAATCAGGAAGACCTAGAAATCATACGAGGAATTTCTGATGCTGGATTTGATTCGGATGATTTACAAACAATTTCTAGATTGGATGAACCAATATGGAAACTATTTGATAGGTATACTAGTGATGTAGACACATATAATGATAGTCTAACACTATCTGGTGGAGCAGATTTTCAACTTAGAGGCAATCTAACTGTTGCTGGCGGATTATCGGCAACTGCATTTAGATATAAAGTTTTGGATACCGACTTTGGAGGGTCTACACCAGTTCTAAAGTGGGGTGACATATCTACATCAAGAGTTAGTTCTTGGAGTACTATTGGAAGTACTATTTCTTACGGTGCTGATGTATCAATTTCTGGTAAACTAAAAGTAGGAAAAATAAAGACTAGGGCAACTGCATCTAGAAAAGTTTTCAATTCAGAAATTCCAACTCATAAAATAAAGATTGATCTTGGAGTGCTTACTGATACTGGTGATCCTACTATTCCTGCTGGTCAGCGTGACATTAGATACATCTATGCGATGAAAGGAATACCTCTGAGATTCAAATCTTTCTTTAGAAATTTTGATGCTTCTATTGGATTCGTTCCAGATGATAATGGTAATAAAGTAAGTTGGAGAATATACAGAACTGACGGCATAGGAGGAGATCAGGACTTTCCAGATTTTGGAGAAGATACTTCTTCTAGATTGCAATACACCTCACCTTTCAGCGCAGAAAGAGTTATTGAAATATACTATAGTCCTACTAAAATAACTTCTCTGAGTATTCCTAATAATAATATTAGAGAACTTCCGAAAGTAGTATTATCAAATCTTAAAATTTTTATCTTTGACAATAATGGACTAACAGATTTTCCAGATTTTAATGAGTTTAGTCCAAGCTTAGAAACACTTAGTATAAACAATAATCAATTTTTCAACTCTAGTATTTCCGATGAGCGAAGATTGAATGCTAATATTACTGCTAAGTTGCCAAATACTTTGAAATCTCTGAGTATAAGAGGATCTTTCAAAGGAGGAATTGAGCAAGGTATATTTGTACCATTTGCAAATCTTCAAACACTTAATATTCAAAGATCTGGAAGTCCATACTTTTATCCAGATAGTACTAATGTAGATGGTGAGTTGCCTTTCTTTGCTCAAGGTTCTCTAAGAACATTTAATGCAAATGATAATGACTTTAGATCTTTTGGATCTCCAGGAGCAGGACAATTTACAGTAAAAACTATTACATCTCTTGTAAATCTAAATCTCTCTAATAACCCAAGACTTATTGATAATAATTTTAGCATCGCAAGTCAAAACATAGAAACTGTTTCTATATCTCGTACTGGACTGAGATGTCCTAATTTACAAAATAGAAGTGTTCTTTCTTCTATTGATGCACGTGCAAATACTAATTTTGGATCATTTTATATTGGGTGGGATGGTACAGATCCAGATCCAGGTGTATCTGATGCAAATTATGTCTTTGCTGGTTGTCAATCTTTGACTGCTATTGATTTGGAATCTTCTAGTGTCTCTGGATATATACCGAAGTTTGCTAATAATTCTAATCTGCAGAGAATAGATCTTCGTAGATGTAATGGATTGATAGCAGGAAGACCAGGACTACCTCCGGGGGAATCTCCTAAATGTCTTTATGAAGATACTTTTCAGGACTCTACTAATGTATCTACATTTTTATTGAGTGTTGATAATGAAAATTTTGCTGGACCTATTGATCCAAATACATTCACTCCTGTAAAAGACACTCTTTCAGTTCTATACCTATTTGGAGCAGGAAGATTTACTGGAAACTTCCCAGACCTTAGTGCTGCTATTAGTCTCACGGATGTTAGAAGTGATGGTCAAGGATGGACTGGTAATGTTCCGAGCTTTGCATCTGCATTCAATCTCCGAAGAATACAATTACAAAACAATAATTTTACTGGAACACTTGAGTATATACAAAAAACTTCTTTGAATTATATCAATTATGAATCAAACAATATAACACTAATATCTCAGACAAGTGATCTTCCTGGACTCTTAGAACTATTTTTATCTTCAAATAGTTTGAGTGGCAATCTTCCCGACTTTACTGAAATTTGTCCCAACGTTGAGATACTTTCGTTGAATAATAATAACTATACTGGATATGTTTCTGGTTTCGCTGGACTATCTAGACTTAGGCAGTTAGATATTTCTGTAAACAATCTTTCTGAGCAATCAGTCAACAATATTTTGTTTGATTTGGTTGATAATTATAAAGCTTTCCCTAGAAGAGGGGTATCTGTAAACTTGAGGGGTGGAAACAATTCTGCTCCAACTCCATTCCCTACAATTTCTGGAATTATTTCTTCTCTTACAGATCCTGCTGATCCAACAATTGTAAATGGAAACATTACATCCTTAGGGTCTGTAGGTGGAAGTGTTCCTGCAGGATATTTTCCTGTCAGTCAAACTTACCCTTCTGTTTCTCTTGCTTATAATGGTGCTGCTGGTGATGGTGTAGGAGCTTTTGCAACGGTTCAGGTTGCGGTTGATACTACTGAGAGAATAGTAACTGCTCTAGCAGAAACGTTTACTTCTCCTGGCAATCCAGCTCGGGCTTATACGGCATCAATAAATTCTATATTTACTGATAGTGGTACTAAGTCTTCTGGATCTGGAGCACAAATTCAAGTTGAGAGTAATATTAATGGTGAAATAACTGTTATAAGTTTAGTATCTGGAGGTAGTGGTTATCAGATTGGAGACACAATTGTAATTTCTGCATCTGATCTTGGATATTCTGGACCAGAAAATTATGATCTGGAAGTTGGTGTAGTAGATGTTCAACTAACTTTTTATAATAGTGCAACTTATACCATCACTCAAATAAATAATGGTGGTTCTGGATTCTTGAGTGGAGAGACTTTGAGAACCCCTAATATTATTCAATTCCAAAATTCTGCTGGTGATATTGCTCTTGGAAATATATTCTTTGATGTTGATGGCATTACTCAGAGACAGAATACTGCTGTGTTTACTGGATTTGCTGCAGCGGAATTATTAAGACAAGTTGGATGGTCAATAGGAGTAAATAGCTAATGGCACTTTCAGTTAATCAAGGTTACGTCAGGAGGTTCAATCTTTCTGAAACAATTGATGGAGTCAAGTCAATAAACAACCTTGCAGGTGGTAGCATATCAACCGACCTGTCTATATTTTCTGGAAATACAAAGAACACTAGTAGCATCATTTATAAAGTAAATGAACCTGGATTTTCTATTACTAATGAAAATACTTTTACTTTTGATTTGATATCTTGTTATGGAAATGGAGATAAAGTACGAGTAAAAGCAGCAAGAAAAATTACAGATTTACAGTATAATGTATCTACTGATGTTCTCACTTTGCAATTTGATATTGGACATGGAATTACATCATCTCAAATTGCAATAACTCAAACTCTACGTATAGAGGATTCTTTTTTTGGTGGCGGTGTAGCTGAATTTTTTAATGGAAAAGATTTTAGAATACTTAGTGTCCCAACTACCACCAGTCTAAATGTTACTAGTACTGGTTATTCTGATGTATTCAAGGAGAATAGTCCCCTTGGAAGTTTTGATCCTACTGATAGATACCCTTACTGTTTATGTGAATTGTTTACTCTTCCGTCTCCTCTCGCTTATTCTCAAGACTATTTTATTGCCTTTTCAAACAACATCAACGAATTCAAACTGACTTCTTTTTATGAAAGAACAAAATTAGTATTTCCGATATCAATATCAACCACTCCTACTATAGATTATCCTATAGTCTTTGTCAGAGATAACTCTGTAACGCAAGACAACATATTGAATTTAGTGAAACCTAGATTTGAAGATACTGATGGCGGAACAGGACCTGTTTATGGATTTGGCATACTTGATTCTACTTTCAACGAAAATTTTGATAGGTTAGAATCTATCTTAGACTCTGGAAATTTCTTCAAGTCTAAGAAGTATGTGAGATCTTTGAGTAATACTTTTAATGAGAATCCAATAAAACTAGAAGGTGCTTTGAGAACTATTGACCCAGATAATTTTATTAGTGGCACAGAAGAACTATTTTTTGATGCTAGTCCTGGAGTTTTTATTATTGACCCTAGTTCTTCTCTAGATAATGTGACAAAACTAAGATCTTTTTCTGATAATAGTTCTCCTTGGGAATTGAATGGTGGGGTATTAGAATACTCTGCTGCAACAATTAGCGATCCAACTCAACAAGAAGCAAGCATCGGAAATCTTATTCTAGGAGATGCTTCTGCTACTGGTTGCATTACTATAGAAGAGATTCAAGATTTATATAGATCTGGATCTATCCCTGAAAATGCAACTGATTTTGATCCAGAAAATCCTAGTCTGCCTGTTGGTAGATATATTTTATTCCCTGCTGGTATCGCTGCCAAATTCACTCATAAATTACCCGTTATTATAAACGGGGAAGAATATAATATATTATTGGCAGAAGCTTCTACTTGATTATGTTATTGGTTCTGTAGGATCATCTCCCATCATAATATAATACTCTGTACCCGTGCTATCTGTTATTGGTATGTACTTTGTTACTCTGTCAATAGCAGGGTTTATGAGATATAAATTATTTTCGTTTGTAACTATATTCAAATCTGAATATGTGATGGTTGAATCTGGATTGAAATTTCCACCACCATTACTTGTAAAGTCATCAACAAATGAAACATCATTTGGTGTTGTAAGACCTGTGGAGTTTGCACTAAATGGTGGTGAAGTATCGGTTGGTCTAAAACAAACTTCTTTGTTTATATCTGAAGTTGTAAATACTATATTTTTTATTTTGTCTGGATTGTATTCTAAACCAGATAATAAAGCTGCGCCTGTTCCGACAGTCCTTGTTATCTTTACTGTATTTGGAACTCCAGCTACGTCAATTTCAGTTACTTGAACTCTGCTAAAAGTTTCGGTTACAGATCCATCTGATCTAGTACCGTAATTTATGGTTGGGAAAGCATGTACATAATCACCCAAAGATATTTCTGATGTATCTTCTACTTGTAAAATAACAGTATCAGAAGTTGTATCATTATTTGTTGCAAGTAGTCTCGTTTTTACTGCATCTTGACAGAAGAAATCAAGACCATCACTATTCAATCCAGAAGTTTGGTAGATGTAAAACTTTTGATTGCCGATTGCTGCTGGTGTATCTGTATTTTTTAATATGATTTGAGATCCATCATATTCTTGTATCAATTTTCCATCTGCAGTACTTCCAGGTACTCCTATAGTATCGTCATTATATGTAAAAGAAAGTCCATTAGATAAAAGAATTTGATTTGTCTTTATATCTGTAAGACTAAATGAATCTGTAATGTTTGTAACATTATTATTTGCAACATCACCAATTCCATATGATACCAAACCACGATGATTTACAAATGTTAGAGTTACTGTTCCAGTTGTTGTTGGTGTAGGACTTACTTCTATTGAAGATTGTTGAATGACTTTTGTTACTCTGCATCCAACTGGTATGCCAGTACCAAATACATAGTTTCCAATTTCTATATTTTCTGTGGGATCTGGTTCTGTGTTTACGTTCTCATCGAAACTTATAATGCTTCTTCCGCTAACTAAAGAACATCCAGCGACATCTTTTTCAACGCTAGAAATATTGTTTGGAAATTGGTAATAGGAAATAATTGGAAATAAATTATTGAGATTTTTATAACTATCTCCTAGTGTAGGTGTTTCAGTAGATTCAATAAAAGATCCAGAGACATCTCCAATAGTTCCATTAGAACCAATCTCTGTTCCTCCTAACGAGATTGTTTTATCGATAAACGCTTTGAAATCGCCAATATTATAGTTGGTGAAATATGATTCGCTATAAAGATACTTATAATTTAGATCTATGTATGATCCTGATGATGGAGGTAGAATGTCAAAGTTGATTGCTCTCGATATGTCTACACCTGTTGGAACCGCATCTTCACTTATGAAATGTGTGATTCTTATTTTATAAGCTTCGTATGCAGATAGAGATCCTAAGTTTATGGTGACAGTTCTCGCATCTCCCAAAGGACTATTGTTTGTATTTACAATAGTTGCGGTTGATAAATTTGTTGATTGATCTAATCTTGTTTGATCAACAACAACATTCAATAGATCAAAGTCGTTATTGTTATAATTAAACGTACCTGTTCCTGGATCAAATGTAAAGTCTCTTGTCTGCGAGAGATCGTCAAATTCTACTTTCAAGAATCCTCTAGTAATTATTCTTAGATTGTGAACTCCATTTTGAACTGGTTTGAAGTAACCAGTCCATTCTACTGCACCATATATTGATACTAATTCTGCTAGAAACTTCCCATCAAAAAAGAAGTTGCCTCTCTCCCAGAATAAAGTTGTTTCCGCAACACTATTTTCTTCAAAACCTTCAAAGTTTGTCGCAGCATTTCCTGGGGTTGATCTAACAATAGCAGCATTATCATAATATCTTGTTGTTGGACCATCTCCACCAAAGAAAAATGGTTCAGATGTGGTGAAATATGCTTTGTCGATTCTGTTAGAGAATGTAATCAAAGGATCATAAGGAGCACTAATACCAGATTCTTTTAGTTCTAATACAGTAGCATCAGATGCATCCGTGAATGTAGTCTTTGTGATATCTGATACGAAGATATCTTTCAACAATTCTATATCTTCTGCCGTGAAACTTTCTGTTCCTTGCTGCAGACCTTTCAGAATATTGTTGAGAGCATCAGTTCTATTTGGTAGATCGGACAGATTCAAATCTCTTTTCAGTCCGAATTTTGTGAAGACCTTTGCCATTTATGAAAGAAAGTTTCTATTCACTATTTATTTCCTAAATAATAGAGGTTCTTTTTTTAGTCTATCATGGTAGATAAAATAGAAAAAGAAGCAAGTGTCAAGGTTGAAAAAGATCATGAAGAATCTAGAGAATGGTTAGCTGATTTGGTGAAGCTTGTCGTTTTAATATGGTCTGCTTCTTTGCTCACATTTAGTTACGTAAGACTTCCAAATGGTCAAAAGATTTTAGACTTTGATCCTACGTTTATCGCTTCAGTATTCTCTGGATCTCTCGCAGCATTTGGATTGAGTCCTGCAAAGAATGGTGCAGCTGCAGTCGCTAAAAAAATAGAAGCAAAGAAAGAACCAGAAGTTGTTTCTGCGATTGACAATAAGAAAGATGCAAAAACTAATTAATGTTGTAGCGTTATTATCTGGTTTAGTTTCCTTGTCTGTACTTGGAAGTGGTATATATCTATACAAAAATGCTGATGTTCTAATTGAAGATGCTAGAAAGAAGGTTAGTTCTGCTGCTATTGAGGCAATAAAGAAAGCACTACCTGAGATGATTGATGCAGCTACTCCCAATCTTCCTACTACAACGGGACCTAATGTTCCTTTATGATCATGAGGAGGTCTAAGGTAACACCTACTGAGGAGAATAAATTGGACGAACCAAAGAAAACATCCCCAGTAAAAATTGCTGCGTTAGTTATTGGTAGTGCTATTGGTGTTGCACATATTGGAGTGCTAGGTCATCTAATAAGTCTAACTGAAAAGTATGCCAACCGACCACAGTATCCTGCTATCAACATTCCCACAGGTGAATACTCATCATGGGATGTGAATGTTGGAAGGGATGGATACTCAATAAAGTATAAAGCAAATGATCCTAAGGTATTGTCATCTGAGAGATCTCTTGAAGTTGATGCTACCAAGAAAGGAATCTTTGGTGGTGGTAGTGAGAAGAGATCTGAGTATCGTCGTGATGAATATACCATGGATGGCACTAGAAATGTAGGAGGTGCTGTTGATGACGAGGGAAAGCAGAATGCCAAAAGCGAAGAGTGTATTCGGGCGGACGCTGGAGCACGCTCACAAGGTGCCATAGCGGGCGCTAGCATCGCCACAGGTGCCGTTGCTCCTGTCCTTTCGGGTATCCCTTACGTCGGTTGGTTAGCGGCAGGTTGGGCGGTCTTGCTGGGGCAGAAGGCAGGGTCCAGTCTAGGATCAGAAATAGGTTCAGTATTCAACGATTGCTGATGGAGATAAGAGAGATAAAGATCGGTACTATCAATATACCACCCCCAATAACTGCTTCAGAAAACTACACATCCCTGCCATTTGAACCACCTGTCGTGGTAAATATTGGTGTGCCCATAGTAGATATTCCTGGGTGCGTAGAAGCGCATGAGACGAACTCCAGATCCAAGACAATCGGTAGGGATGACCCTAAAGGATTGGTTACTTACTGCGATAGCGGTGTCCCCAGTTATAATCCTATTAATTTTGAACCACAGCAGATAATTCCTACCTATCCTGCTGGAGTTGATACTAGAACAAAAGAGCAACCTAAAACTCTCCCTGTTCCTGAGTTACCGATACCTAAAACTCCCCCTGTTCTTTCTGCTACCAAGTGTCCAACACCAGCACAAGATGCTAAGGAACCCGTTGGTACATATCTTGAAGGATACAGAAAGAAAGTAGTAGAATATAAATTGATTGGTAATGAGTGTGTTCAAATAACAGAGAAAGTATCAGCACCTCAGCAGATAGTTGCTGGTCTTCCTAGTGCTGGATCTATTATTATGACTGGTAGTATTGCTGTTATTGCTACAGGATCTGCCATCATGGCAAAGCCATTAGCAGATATCTTACTGAAGGTTATCAAACCAACAGTAAAGAAAGTTATGAAAAAGATTGCTGCTATTAGAGGTAAAACTACTCCTGTTTTATCTGTAAAGGAGCGCCAAGATCTTCAGCGAGAGAGGACTCGGGTGATTCGGGAACTGAGATCTGCTCTGAAACCGAAGGGATAGCATGTAAGTGTGGATGTTCGTGCTTAGGAACCTGAGTTACATTCTGGACCACAACATCTGCACAAACTTTATAGTAAGGACTCTTGGGGTGGAACATGATACCCTGCTTCATTAGTTCGCCGCAGTTCTTGAGTCTTGCGATCTCAAAATCAAGTCTCTTATTAGCAGTTAGTTGCTTCATCATCTCGATGTTAGCATTAGCTGCTTCTTTGCATTTGTCTTGGAGTTCTTTGTCTATTGGTGTTGACCATGTGATTGAGAATCCAACTCCAAGATTGTAGTTATCTTTCTGACCTGTTCTAATAGGGATACGATACAAGACATCGCCAGGATTATCTGGTGCTCCATCCTCATCAAGATCCCTCATATCATATATTGGATCATTATAATAAGGTTCATATGGTTTGGTAGCAGAAGCACTACCAGTTACATAGGGGGTGAAGTTTCTAGTTGGTCCTTGACACTGAATTCCATTTCCATAAGTGTTCGTAATATACGGACCTTGCAGCACCTGGATCGCCTGATTGGTAACGCTCCCTGAACTATTAGCAACAGGAGCAGCAGTAGCAGATACACCGCCAACAGTTTGGGCAATGCTGACATTTGGATAGAGTCCTAGAATTATTGGGAGAAGATACTTTGAGTATCTGTAATTGATTCTATTTCTGTTGTTCTCTGAATGATCGTTTGATTGCTTAGACCAGGACCAAGATAAGTTTCTGAGAATTGAAATGCTGCGCCTGGAGTTGTTTGTGTAAAGTTTACTTTGGTTCCTATGCCTGTCCATGTAGAATTCACTCCGTCTATGGTTGATGTAGAAGTAGATGTAGATGGTGATAATGCACCAGTTGCAGTGATACCAGTCCCAGATACAGAATATTGATATCCAGTGTTATAGTCCATCGAATTGATGGTCTCTGTTATTTTCTGTCTAGTTTCTGTGTGGCTCGTCATACTCCCTTGAGTAAAATTAGGAACCACAGGCACCGCATAGGCAGGAGACCCAAGCAGTGCCAAAATAACAAATAACCTTTTCATTATCTTACAGTCAGTTCTGTTACGAATTGTCCTGTTGCTACTGTTCCAGCACCACCAGCAGTCAGAGTGATTGCT